AGAGGCCTCTTATTATAATTGCATTTTTTTAGGAAGTAATTTAGGATGGGCAGATGAATTAGATGGTGTTTATTTACATGAATTAGATTGGGGTAGTAATAATAAAGGTCTTCTTTATAATTACGATACAGTTAGTGCTTCATGGAATCAAGAAGACTCAGACACTCTTGCAGATGGAACGTCTAATACTAATATGTTTGTATATCCAATAGTATCACATGGAGAATATAATGAGGGTGGTATAGAAAATACGATTCAGATGCTTAAAACAAAATTTGCTCATGATGGATTTAATTCTAATCAAACAGGTTATCAAGGCCTACAAAATGCTGGTGGAGAATATGGAACGCCAGACCCACAACCAGATTGGAGACCAGCATTATGGGTAAAGAAAACATTAGAAAAAATATTTCATTCTATAGGATATTCTATAGATTCAACATTCGTAAATACTCAAATGTTTAAGCAATTAGTTTGGACACTACCAAATTTTAAATGCTACAATACAGATGAAAAATATGCTGATTTTTCTGTAGATGCAACATTTGATAAATCAGTGAATCTTTCAGGACATCAAACTTCTGTTGATTATGCCCACCCTACAGGGTTAAGTTATAATGTATTACAATATGTAGGTTTTGGTGTGGGATTAGGGTCTTTAAACACTCAGTTTAGTTTTTCTTCTGTTACCGCAAACACACTAATAAGTTATAATGATGCCGCACCTACAGACTGGACAGCTTTTAATAATTATAACCACACAATTTATCCTGGCAAAAACGCAACTACTTTAGCCACAGGAGGTGGTTCTTACTTTACAATACAAGAGTATGGATATTACAATATAGTATTAGATGATTGCAGTGTTCATTGTGCTAATTTGCAAAGAAATGGTGCTTCTATTCCAAATCACTACAGTAGTTTTGGTGGTGGTGACCAGCGTAGAGACCCAGAGTGGGTTATAGAATCAATACAATATAGAATACAAAGGCAGTCACCAGGTCAAACAAGCTGGGATAATATAGCTACTGCAAATGATGATGACCCACAATTCAATATTGCTGGAAATTCAGGCGCAACAAGCACAAAAGAATGTTATGGTGAATTTATAGCAGACGTGTATGTTGGGTCTGGAGGTGTAAATACGCAGTTAAATGAATTTTACCCTTCTATTGATGGTGATGCTAGTGCTGGTGGTAACACTATAGATATTAACGATAGTATTGATTTTTCAGTATGGTTAAATAAAGATGATAAGATTAGAATATTACTACAAGTACAACAAAGACCAAAAACTTGGGGTACAAACTGGCAGGGAACATACACTATAACTTATAGACCAATAATAGGTAAATTTAGTATAAAGCTAGACCCAAGCGTTGTAGAATGGGGTCAGACATACGACTTAAAAGATGTTATAAATCCAGACCTTAAAGTTGTAGACTTTATAAAAGGAATAAGTCATGCTTTTAATTTAAAACTACAAACAAATCAAGAGCAAAGAAAGGTAACATTTGAGCCATTTTCAACTTTTTACAAACCATTTGCAGAGGCAGTAGACTTTACATACAAATTAGATAGGTCTAAATTAACAGAAGATAAGTGGCAAAAAACAGAATTAAAAAGAAATATAATATTCAAATATAAAACTGATGACAAAGACAAAAAGGTAGAAAGTAGAGGTATTAAATATTTTGATAATGTTATTGATGAATATCCATACCAAGAAGTTTTACCTGTAAACTTTGAAAAGGGAGAAACTGTTTATGAAAATCCATTTTTTGCTGGTACTTACTGTCCTGTAGACCAACAAACAAGAGGTACTTTTAGTTCTTTTGTTGGTGCACCTCCAACAGCTTGTTTATGGGAAGATGATGTTTCTTCTTCTTCTACATCAAGACCAGACAAAGGTTACGAATTTTTACCAAGACTGCTATATTACAACAGGTATGATGATGTTACTTTTACAGCATCATCTACAGATAAAATGAAAATTGCAAATGTTCAAAGCTGGAAAGACACTGTATTCATTTTAAATGCTTCAAATAGTTTACCATCTATATTAAATTTAACAACACAAGTAAATATTTTTCCTCATGCTGTTTCTTACAATAGAGAAAAAACAACATATCCTGTTTTAACTTATGGTAGTGTTAGAATTAGAGAGTTTGATGATGCAACAGGTAATATTGCTGACTCTGTGATTGGTAAAGGACTGTATGAAACATATTATAGAGAAATGTTTGAAATGTTAAAGTCAAGGCCAAGAATAAGAACAGTTTTTATAGATTTAAATACTACAGATATAATAAACTTAGATTTTAGAAAGCTGATTTATATAGATGGTGTTTATTTTAGATTAAATAAAATTATAGACTATCAACCAAATAAAAATATACCAACTAAAGTAGAATTAATAGAGTGGTTACAATTAGGAGCTTTCGCTGCAAAAGCACCTGCTTTAGATGAAACTATTATAATAGGAACTGGAGGTAGTAATGGTACAGGTATACCAGATGGTGGTAATAACAATTTAGGAGCATAATATGAGTGATAAAAGAAAAAAAATATCAGATAGAGGTGTAGCACTGCAAAGTGGTTTGGAAGTTTTTACTTCTGTAACTGTTTACAATGGAGAGTATGTAAATTTTGGAAATGCTTTTGCATATGGTGTGCAATTAGGTTCTCAAGGGGAACACTCTACAACAGAAACAGATTTTGTTGTTGATTCTCTAGTTTCACAACCACCATCTATTGTTGGTGCTTGGTATAGATTTAAAACCTCAGGCTCTCCATTTACAGCAACAAACGCACCTGTTAGTGTTGGTGGTTATTTCGTTTTTTATGGTCAAAAATCTGGAGGTAATAATAGTTATAGTGGTATCTATCAAAAATTATCTGGATTAAATATTGGATATGAATATAAAATAACTGTTCAAAGTACTGTAATTTCATCTTCTGGAACAATGTCTATATGCACATATTATCCACATTTTTATTCTGCAGGTGACACATATGATTCAACCAGCCAACAGTATATAAAATCTTCTAATGCAGAAATAACATTTCCAGTAAGCGGTACGAGTACAGGCATAACAGAAGCTACATTCAAAGCAAAAACAAATAATGATGTTTTAGTTATTTACTTTACAACAGAAGATACAAGTGCAACTGCTGTATCTATATCATCTGTATCAATACAAGAACGACAAGACTATGTAGTGCCTACTTACGTTAACGATAAATTTGGTGTTGCACATAAAACTTTAAGAAGACCTGATAATATAATAACTGACGAAGTAGTAAACGAAACATAAAATGTTGAAACTAACACATACAAATAGAACTCTTACTGAGGTGGGTGTAATGCTTAGAAAAGGATTACAACAAGAACTTATTGACCAAAAGCATAATGCAACAGGTAGATTAAGCAGAGGTTTAAAGTTTCATATAAAAGATAGTGTATTAAATATTATTTCATCTGTTAGTTATTGGAGGGCGGTTAACAATCCTAAGTTTGCAAAAAAACCTAACATACTTGCAATTAGGTCTTGGGCAAAAACAAAAGGACTACCAGCCAAATCAGTGTTTCCTATATGGAGAAAATTAAATGGAAATCCAAAAAGTAAAGACCCAGAAAGAAAAAAACCTCGTTATGGACAGCCTTATGTGGTTTGGACAGAGGGTAACAGTCCATTAAGAAGAACAGATTTTGCAGGTTATACTGCAAATAAATTTAGTAAACAAGTAGCAGATAAATTAGCACCATCTGTAGGTGTAGATGTGGCTAATATGATAGCAGATAAGATTAGAAAAAACAGAAAAGCACAAGTAACAGAAGCATTTTAAAATATAAGATATGTCAAATACAGAAAGAATAGTAGTTCAGGTAGTCGTAAAAGGACAAAAAGATTTAGCAAACTTAGAAAAAAGAACAGGCACTACAACAAAAAGTTTAGGAGCAATGACTGCAGGTATAGTTACTGCAACAGCCGCTTTTAACCAAATACAAAAAGCAATTACTGGTGCTATTAGAACATTTACAAAGTTTGAGTTTGAAATGGCTAAGGTAAAAGCAATCACTGGCTCTACAGAAAAAGACTTTAAAAAATTAACAAATACTGCACAACAATTAGGTAGAAGCACATTCTTTACTGCATCACAAGTTGCAGAATTACAAGTAAACTTTGGTAAATTAGGATTTTCCACTTCAGAAATTTTAGAAGCACAAGAGGCTACTTTAATGTTAGCAACAGCAACTCAGTCAGATTTAGGTAGAGCAGCAGTTGTGGCTGGTGCGGCAGTAAGAGGTTTTGGATTAGATGCTCAAGAAACACAAAGAGTTGTTGATGTTATGGCTGTAGCGTTTACAAGTTCTGCTTTAGATATAGAAAAATTTCAAACATCTATGACGAAGGTAGCACCTATTGCTGCTGCTGCTTCTATAAGTATAGAGTCTACCTCTGCAGTAATGGGTACACTTACTGATGCTGGTATTGAGGCTTCTATTGCAGGTACATCTTTGAGAAATATATTCTTGAAAATGCAAGACCCTGCTTCTGACCTGTCAAAACATTTAGGCTTTACTGTAGAAAGCAGTGCAGACTTAGAAAAAGCATTAAAACAACTAAACGATGAAGGTCTTTCAAATGCTGAAATGATGGAGCTTGTTGATTTAAGACAGGTAGCAGCATTTCAAACTATGGTTAATGGTGCTGATAGGGTTTTAGATTTAACAGATGCTTTAGAAGATGCTAATGGCAAGGCACAAGAAATGGCTGATATAATGGCAGACACTTTACAGGGAGATATTTTAAAGGCTAAATCTGCTTGGGAGGGGTTAGAAATTGCTATAATGACAGGAAGTAGTAATATGTCTCGTGCTGTAAGAACTGTTGTTCAAGATTTTACTGATTTTATTAGTAGAGTTGTAGGTAATATGCAAACTCCTGAACAAATTGGTTCACAATTTTTAACAGACGCTTTAAAAAGAGTTAAAGACACTCAAAAAGAAATAGATGATTTACAAAAAAGTGGTGCACCTGTAGAGACAAAAACTAGAGCAGAATTATTAGAACTAGAAATAGAAAGTCTAGGTCGTGTCCAAGAAAAACAAAAACAAATTTTAAAAAGAGCTCAGGAATTAGAAGGTGGATTTGGTCGTTCTGCAGAAAGAGCATCTTTTATTGCAAAAAACCTGCCAAAAGATATAGAGGCTAGAAAGTTGGCCTTAGAAGATTTAAAAGAAATTTTAGACCAAGAAGTAAAAGCAGAAAAAAATAAAAACGATAGAATACAACTTGATAAAGATATACAAGACGAAAAAAATAGAAGAGCAGCAGAAAAAAGAAAACAGACAGAGTTAAAAGAACAACAAGAAGCAGACAGAAAATCTTTTGAGGTTAAGAGAACACAACTAGAAATTTTTCATACAGATGAAATGTCTGATTTGACACAACAATTGATTGATAAGCAAATCACACAAGAAGAGTTTGACCAAATGGCTTTTGATGCTGAACAGACACATCTTATGAATATGATGGGATTATTTAATGAATATGGAAAATCAACTGCTGATATTAATAATCAAATTCTAAATTCAGAATTAAAAAGAATACAAACTGTAGCACAAGAAGAATTAAATTTAGAAAGACAAAGAAAAAAAGAAGTAAGCGACAGAATACAAGCTATGCAGGATATAGGCAGTCAGCTTATAATGGTAGGTGAACAAGAAAAAGAATTAATAGGTTTAAAAAGATTAGGTATAAAAATATCACAAGCATCTGCAGTTGCTAAAAGTGCTGAAGCTGCAGTAGATGCTGTGAGAGCTGTAACAAGTGCAGCAGCAGACTCTCCATGGTATTTAAAGGTTATAAACATACTTGCTGTTTTAGGTGCATTAACATCTGGTATTGCTAATGCAAAAGCATTAATGTCTGACACATTTGCAGATGGTGGGTTAGTAAAAGGAAAATCACACGCACAAGGTGGAGAGAAGTTTGCAGTAGGTGGTAGAGTTGTAGAGTTAGAAGGTGGAGAGGCTGTAATAAATAAAAGAAGCACAGCAATGTTTAGAAACCAATTATCTGCAATGAATGTTGCAGGTGGTGGTGTTAAGTTTGCTGATGGAGGTCTTTTAAATATGCCTTCATTTTCACAACAACAATTCAATGCTTTAAATCAAAATCAAATGATGGGTGCAATGAGTTCTAATAGTGGAGTAGTAGTTGTAGAGGCGGATATTACTGAAAGTCAAAACACTGTAAATGTAATTCAAGCACAAGCAACAATTTAATAATTAAAAATATAAACAAATGTTTGTTGATAAAAAAACCAAATTAGAAAGATTAGATATATGTAAAAGTTGTAGTTTTTACCGAAACTTTTTGTTATTAAAAAGACCTAAATTTACTTATGGTGCAAGATGTGCTAAATGTAAATGTTTCTTAGATGCAAAAACATCACTAACAAAAGAGTTCTTTGGTAAATGTCCAGAAAACAAATGGTAAAACTTTACATATGAATTTAAAAGAAATCGCAGAAAACTTTAACAAAGAAAAAAGAAAGTTTATGACTCAAGCAGTCATAAAACAATCTAACCATGCTCGTAACTTCTCAACTTATCACGCTGATTCGTTAGATATTATGTTTGCAGAGTGGCATCTATTATTTCCAACTAACAAACAAGATATGAATTGCAACTCTTGTAGAAAAGCAGTTGTTAAGTTTTGGGAAACAATGGTAGATGAATGGATAGAACTTGAAAGAAAACCTAAAAAAACTAATGCGACAAAAAAAGCAAAGACAAAATAAAGTTGATGTAGTAAAAGACTTTATTGATATTACAGGTATAGCTTTAGAGAAAAAATTTGGTTTATATCCAACCTGTAAAGATATTGTATGTTATTTTGCAGAAAGAGGTATTATAAATCCTAAAAGACTTAGAAACTATATGATTATAGTTGATTTTGACAGAATGTTGTCAACTAACAATGGTAGTAGAACCCATACTTGGATGGATTTATCTATAAAATATAACATAAGTGAAAGTCAAGCACAAAACATAGTTTATAAAGAAAGAAAAAAACAAAAGCCATCTAATAATATTGCATATTAAAGTTTTGTAACAAAATTGTGTAAAAAGCCTTTACATAAAATATATTTTTGCAGTTATGAAAGAAAAATGGTATAACATACAAAACAAGAAGGGCGAAACTGCTGACATATATATATTTGATGAAATAGGTAGATATGGTGTGTCTGCACAAGAATTTATTTCAGATGTAAAAAATCTAAAGAATACCCCAATCAATTTAAGAATTAATAGTTTAGGTGGTGATGTTTTTGATGGCATGGCTATGTATAACGTAATTAAAAGGAGAGAGGCTAAAACCACTGTATATATAGAAGGTATAGCAGCAAGTATTGCTACTATAATTGCTTTAGGTGCAGATGAGGTTATAATGGCAGAAAATTCTTTATTTATGATACATAATGCGTGGGGAGGTACTACTGGAGAAGCAAAAGACATGAGAAAGACTGCAGAAACTCTTGAGAAAATATCTAGCGAGTTGACAGATATTTACACTAAAAAAACAGGTTTGTCAAGAGAAGCTGTTAGCGGAATGATGGATGAAGAAACTTGGTTAAATGCTGAAGAGGCATATGAACTAGGTTTTGTTGACTTAATTTCAGACTCAATAAAAGTTGCTGCAAAGTATGATATTTCTAAATTTAAAAACATAACACACGAAAAAATTAAGAATCAATTAAGTATTAACATAAATAATAAAAAAATGACTAACGAGTTAAAAGAATGGTTCAACAACAAAGTTGAAGAAATCGTTGCTGCTGTAAAAAGTGATGTAAAGGTTTCTAAAGATGTTGCTGAAGATGCAGCGATAACTGTTAATCTAGGAGACAATGAAGAAATAATGAATAAAATTTCTGATTTTGAAGCTAAGAATGTAGAGTTATCTAATAAAATTTCTTTATTAGAAGAAGAATTAGCAACTTCTAAAGGTGCTAACGAAACTTTAACTGAAGAGGTTGAAGCGTTAAACGCAAAAATCAACAAAGCAGATGCTAAAGGTACTGAAATAAAAACTGATAGCGACCCTGTAATCGTTGAAAACAAAAAAGAAGATGCTAACGCAAGTTTTTACAATGCAATGGCTGAGAAAATGAGAAATAAATTTAATAATTAAAAAATAGAAAAAAAATGGCAAACGTAGCAAATAAAGGAACATTCGCAACTTACTCAGGTGCGAACCTAAATGAAATTTTTTATGAGCCAGTATTTAGAAGTGAGGATATTATGAGTAACTATAGGGTTTTACCTAATGTTAAGCATAAAATGAATGTATTTACTTCTGCTGCTCTAACAAAAATCGTAGCAAAATACACTGGTTGTTCAGCAACAAGTGGTTCAACTCAATTTAACATTGACGAGAAAACAATCACAGCAGGTAGAATGAGAGTTGCTCTTGAGCAATGTACTGATGAGTTCATGGGAACTTACATTGAAGAAATGTATAGAAGTGGTGTTGATGTAATGAATGTAGAAGGAACTATGTTAGCAGATGCGATTGTAAATCGTGCTGTAAAAGGTATTGCACAAGATGTAGTAAGATTAGCATGGGGTGGAGATGATTCTACTGCAAACTATCAAGGTGTAACTGGTTGGATGAAGTTAATGGGAGATGATGCAACTGTATTAGCAGCAAGAACAGAATACAGTGCAGTAGCACCTACAGCACCAACTGCAGCAGAAGCACTTGGTATATTAAGAAACATGTATGATAATGCACCAGCAGCATTACAACAAGTACCTGCTTCAGATAAGAAAATTTTTGTAACTCCTAAGACTTACAACGCTTACTTATCTAACTTAGAAGGTACTTCTGCTGATTTAGCAATTACTAACCAGCAAGATGGTGTATTAGTTGTTAAGTTTAGAGGTGTTGAGTTAGTTCCTATGTATGAGTGGGATACTATTTTAGCAGACCTTGACCCAGCAATGTTCTTAAGAGGTGGTGTAAATGGAACAGAAGGTGCTTGTTACTGTGCGGTTGAGAACTTAATTATAGGTTCTGATGTAACTGACCCAGAAGGCTCTTTCAAGGTTTTTTATGATGACTTAGAAGAAAAAATGTTCTTCAGAGGTTACTTCAAGTTAGGTGTACAATTCTTGTACCCTTCACTTGTACAATGGGGAATTTTCTACTAATAGTAATGTAATGATAGAGGGGAGGATAATCCTCCTCTCTTAATTACTTTTAATTAACAATAAAAACAATAATAAAATGGCAATAGATAATGGTATAGCAATAGATTGTTCTGCTTTACAAACTGTAGGAGGTATAAAACAAATATGCCTAAGAAGTTTTGCTGATGATGATGTTGTAACTTATAGTAATGCCGCAGGTAAGCATGATGTTACAAAAATTACTAGCGGTGGTGGTTCAACTGCAGCTTGGAAAGTTTTTGAATTTAAAAATGAAACTGCTGATTTAACTGTAAATGCAACTAAAGAAAATGGCTCAACAGTATTTGAGTGTGGTTTAACTTTTATGTTACCACAAATCAATAATGTCAAAATGCACGAATTGCAAACAATGTTAAATACTTGTATGATGGCAATAGTTGTAACTTCAAATGATGAAAAATTAGTTATAGGTTTAAGTGAAAAATATGCAAATGAAGATGTACCTGCAAGAAACCAAACATTCTTAAATTTAGCAAGTATGGAGGGTGGAACAGGTGCTGCATATTCAGACCAAAATGGACTAACTATTAGTTTAATGGCTAGACAGTTTGAGCTACCAAGACAATATGACCCAGCAACTGGTGCAGGTCTTGTAGTTGATACTTCTGCTTTAACAGCAACAACAACATAGTAGATTAAAGGTATAATAATAGGTTGAACTTTGTTCGTAAAAAGTTTTGTAACATTACCCTATTAATATCTTTTTTTTGAATATGTGTGATTGTAATAAAAAAATAATAGATTTATCACATTTAAAAATTTATATAATTATGTCTAAATATAAAGCAATAAAAAAAGTAACTATATATCATGGTGCTAATAGCGTTATAAGAACAGCAACAGCAACACAAGAAGAATTAGCGTATGCTTATGAGGATTTAGGTGCAACAAATTTTATAGAAAAATTATCAAATACAAAAACAAAAGATGAGTCAAAGAAAGCAGACAAAAAGAAAAAGTCAGGTAAAGAATCTTCAGACTCAAAAGAGTAACACTTTTGAATTTGGAGTTTTTAATTTAGCGATACCTGAACATATAGAAGAGCCGCAAGACCTTACTAAAGTAAGAACTAAATTTATACCTTTTGGTACTAACAATTTATTTCCACAGTATTTAGCAGAACTTAAAAGAAAGTCATCTACACACAGAAGTGTACTTGCACAAAAAACTATTTTTACAAGTGGTGCAAAGTTTGTTACAAGCAATGAAGAAATAAAAGAATACATAAAAGATGTTAATGCTGATGGAGAGTCTTTAAGACAAGTCTTTAAAAAATTAGCAGATGATTATTATACTTTTGGTAATGCTTACTTAGAGGGAGTTTTATATGAAGGTGGTTTAAATCTATATCATATAGATGCAACTACTGTAAGAATGTCTAAAAACAAAAAAGAGGTTTATATACACCCTGACTGGGCTAGATATAATACCATGAAAGAAAAACTTACTATTTTACCACTTTATCCAAAAGTTAAAAGCAATAGGTTTATTTTACAATTTAAAGATTATGAGCCTACATTTCAATTTTATGGATTGCCTGACTACACTGCAGCACTAGAACACATAGCAGTTGATTATGAGATTGGTAAATGGAATCACACAAAATTTAAAAATGGTTTCCAGCCTTCTGCAATCGTTGAGATTAGCGGAGACATGGGAGAAGAAGAAGCAAAGAAGTTAGTAAGAGAAGCACAAAAGAAGTTTGTTGGTGATGGGAATAATGGTAAAATTATGTTTATCGTTAAAAATGGAGATACTTCTCAAGCTAATGTTCAGATAATAAAAGATGACCAAGAAGGTAGTTGGATAGACTTACAACGAATTACTGACCAAAATATAGTGACTGCACATAGATGGCAACCATCATTGAGTGGTTTAGTAAGTTCTGGTAAGATGAACAATACTGGTAGTGAGATAAGAATTGCTTATGATTTAGCAATGACAACAGTAATTAAAGATACATCTGATTTGTTGTTGACTGGACTTAAAAAGATATTATTTAAAGAACTAGGTTTTTTACCTGAAGATTTATTAATACAGTATGAGCCGCCAGTTAGTTTCGCTACTCAGATTGACCCTAAAGAGGTTCTTACAATAAATGAACAAAGAAGAATGTTAGATGAAGATTTACCAATGTTAAAAGAAGGAAATATGTTTATAACAGATAGAGAGCAGATTATTGTAACTAGAGATAATGATGCAGATGGCGTTGGTGATGATGATGCAGGAGACTTACAAGTAACCGAAACACAAGAATAACTATGGCAAATGTAAATCAATATAATCCTTTAGTAACAGCAGCAGAAGTTATAAGCAATAGTTTTACTAATGCAAACACTGACCCTGCTTTAATATCTAATAATACTATTTTACTTGCAGAGTTAGCACATATAAAACACGCTTTAGGCAAAAAGTTTTATGAAGAAATAAAAACTCAACATCATGCTGGTACTTTAACAACTGCAAACCAAACATTGATGGATGATTTTCTAACTAGAACTTTGTGTTGGTATGTAAGATTTGAAGTAATAAATGAGGTGCAAAGCAACAGTAGTAGTATGGGTATAGTTCATAATATAGATGAGTTTTCTACTATTATAGACCCTTCTGAGTTAAATGCTTATAAGCAAGATACTTATAGAAAGGCTGAGATTTATTTAAAAGATATGATAGATTATATGGAAGATGATGACCAAAGTGGTCAATATCCTACTTATGAAAGTAATAGACCTTCTAATGATTCTACTTATAAGAATCATGGAATAATAATGTATGACAGTATATATTCAAGACCAACAAGAAACTATGGTAGTTGGAAAGATTACTGTCCTTGTGATGACTGTTAAAAATATATAAATGGCTTCAAACGAACATAAAAACTTAACTGACATAAACAGACACAATCCAAAAGGGTTTGAGTCTGCTAGTAACGATACTCTTTGTAGTAAAGACACTACTGGTACTTTAACATGGGTAGATAAAAGTCTTATAAAAATAAGCACATTTAAAATGCAGGGTTATGCAACTTGTCAAACTAATTATGAATATAGAAAAAACTTAACAGATGGTCAGTCTCCTTATGAGATAGATACAGATTATGGAAGTGCAACTGTAGGTGCTGCCACTTTAGATGTTAGTGATATTTTTAGAACTGATACTTATATACCGCACACTTCTGCTACTGTAAAATCAATAAGAGGTTGGATGGTGTCAAGTACAAATGATACAGTAACTTTAGCAATATGTAAAGTAACTCCTGCTGATAATGTTTCTACTGCTTTAACACCTACTGTAATAGATGAAATTGCTATAAGTATGCCTGGCAATAACGATAAATTAAAAACTATAAATGAAACTACAATAACAGCACCTAGTGTTGCTGCTGGAGATTTAATTTTTCCAATGCTAAAAACAAGCGGCTCAACACCAGTTGTATATTTTAATGTTACTATAGAATTGTGTTATGACTACTAAAGAAGAAATAATAGCAATGAAAAAAGATATAACCACTATAAATGGTAAGATAGATAATATAGATGCAAAACTAGATATGATAACTGACAAACTACTAAATCCAGATACAGGTGTTACAGCAAGAGTAAACAGAAACACATCTATGAGAAAGGTATTAGTAAAAGCAATGTGGGTTATATATACTATAACTCTAGGTGCTATAATAAAAATATTTACAGAATAATAATTAAAAAAAATAAAATAAAATGAGTACATACGATACAGACAATACACTACTATTTGAAATGTTAGGTAAAGGTGGAGGTACACAGGTGTTTACTACAGCAGCACAAACAAGCACTGATTTTTATGCAGTACATTTTCCAGTAACCTCTGTTGTTGCTTCAATAACTGCAGATGGTGTTACAGGTGAATCTGCTCTTCAAACTACTTTACCTGCTGGAACAACATTATTTATGAGAATTACAGCAATAACTTTAACAAGTGGTATTGGTATAGGATATTCAGAGCATGATGGAAACGCTAACGCATAATAAATAATAATATGTTAAATTTAAAACAAGCATTAGGATTGCCTGACTTAAATAAGGCTTTTGATACTTACTCTTTAGATTTTAATGGTACTGATGAAAGTGTTAATATTGATGCACTTGTAGGTATTTTAAATCCTTTAGAAGGTTCTGTTTCTGTTTGGTGTAAACTAGACACAACATCTTCTAATGGAACGCTTTTTAGAACAAGAGTAGATGGACAAAATTACATAGCATTATTATATCACGCCGCTACAAACCAAATGAGATTTGAATTTAAGGCAGGAGGAACTTTAAAACAAGCTATATTTAGTGATGCAATAGAGAATGATGGACTTTGGCATCATGTGGCTGGAACTTGGAGTACAGCAGCAGATGAATTAAAAATTTATTTAGATGGTACTTTGAAAGCAACAACTACAGGTTTAGGTACTTTTAGCGGAACTTTACTAGATGCTGATATAGGTCAGAACTTAACAGGTGGTGGTTTTTTCAATGGTAAAATGAGTAATGTAGCGATATTTAACACTCCATTGACAGCAGCAAATGTCTTGTATATACAAAATAGGTCAAACGCTGTAGCTACTAGATTCTATCCTATGGATATAACTAATATGTCAGGTTTAAAAGGTTATTACAGATTTGGACTAGGTTCAGGAACTGTAGCTTTAGATAGTAGTGGAAATGGAAAAAATGGAACTTTAGTAAATACTCCTACTTGGAGTACAACAACACCAACTTATAATAATTAATATGAAATACGTTTTAATATTAAAAAGAGAAATACCAAATATAGATTTTAGTCAAGTCTTAGAAGATTCAGCAGAAACATTAAGATATAGTAATGACAAAAGTCAAGCATTACTTAAATTCAAAGGTGAAACTCCTAGTTTTTTAGAAGGGAAAATAACTTTTGATTATGAGAGCATAATGCAAATTTTAGACAGTCCAGAGTGGACACAAGAGGATTAACAAAAAAAAATAAATAATAAATATGGCAACAACAGTACAAGCAGCAGATTTACAAGTTACAATAACAGAAAGTTATAGTTTGAATGGTGTTTCTTATGGTAACACTGTTAATAAGGTATACTCTAGCAATGGAGAGATAGTGCAAAGAGTGATGGCTATTCAAAGTCAAGGTAGGGGTGGAAACTGGACAGATATTTTGAATTTTGGTGCAGCAGATTCAGCAGGTCAAGTAGATGTTTCTAATTACAAATACTTTAGAATTACAAATCTAGACGACACTAATTTTTTAGAGTTAAGAATTACAGGTGCTTCTAACACTTCTTACTTTGTTAAAGTAAAGGCAGGAGAAAGTTACTTGTTAATGGATAACGAAATGGATGCAGAAACAAGTAGCACAACTGTAGGAACTTTAGCAGATGTAACTGCAATAGCTGCTAACGCAAATACAGATGGTATTGACATTGAGTTTATGTGTGTAACAGCATAGAAGATGGCTAGAAAGAAAACAATAACTTTTGAATTTAGAGGTAATGGTAGAAAGAAGCGTAAAGGCGTTCATTCTAAAAATGCCTCTAAAGGAAAGAGAGGATATAAAAAGACTTATAGAGGTCAGGGAAGATAAAAATTATAGATATGCCTTGTTACGAATGTGAAAATGGAAAATGGAAGTTTGGTCAAACTGGCAACTGTCAGTATGATTCTAAATCAGAGTGTGAAACTGCTAATAAAGATTATTATGCAGAAGAAACTTATAATGACTATCCTGAAGCAGCAACCAATAACGCTAAGAGAGCAATAAAGTATAAAGAAGAGAATGGTAGTTCTTGCGGAACTATCGTGGGCTGGACAAGAGCTAGACAGTTGGCAAACAGAGAAAGTCTTACAAGAAGAACTATTGCTCGTATGGCATCATTTAAAAGACACCAACAGCATAAAGATGTGCCATATGATGAAGGTTGTGGTGGTATAATGTGGGATGCTTGGGGAGGTGATGCAGGTGTTAACTGGGCAATTAGAAAGTTAGAACAAATAGACAAAGCAAAAAATTCTATAAAAAATCAAGAAGAAACAGAAATTAGCGAGAGAATAAAAAAAGCCTTGAAAAATAAAATGGAAGAGCATAATGAAGATGTGAAAGATTTAAAGAAGGATTGGAATCCAAAGGTTACTGTTGCTAAATTAGAAAAAGTATTTAAAAGAGGTGTTGGTGCTTATTATACGAATCCTGAAAGTGTAAGAGAAGGAGTTACAGGGCCTGACCAGTGGGCACTAGCACGTTGCAATTCTTTTTTATATGCTTTAAGAAATGGAAAATATAGAAGTGGCAAGCATGATACAGACTTACTACCAGAAAATCACCCAATGAAAACAACTAAAGAAGAAAAAAACATGGCAAAGAAAAGAAAATACTATGGAGATGATGAGCATGACCATCACTTTCACTTTACAAAAGAGATGATGGAAAAGCTACATCATGATGGAGAGTTAGAAATAAAAGTAGAAGAAGATGATAAAGAAATGCTAATAATGTTTACTTATGATGTAGATGACATAGAGAAAGAAAGAGAAGAAGAGTACACTATAGAAGAAGATGTTAAGCAAGACTTTACTGATTTTTTTGATGAGATAATGAGTAAATATAAATAATGAGTCTTAAATATTTTAAGAAAAAAGAATTTACTTGTACTTGTGGTTGTGAAGAAACAGTCATAAGTGACGAGTTATTAGAGATGTTAGATATGGCAAGGGAACTTGCTAAGACACCATTTGTTATAAGTAGCGGTTATAGGTGTAAAGAACACAACGAAAAGCTAATAAGAAAAGGTATAAAGGCATCTAAAAGTTCTTCACATTTAAAAGGTTTAGCAGCAGACATAAAATGCAAAAACAGTAAAATTAGAGCAATAATGATAGATGCTTTAGGTTATGCTGGATTTACAAGAATGGGTTTAGGTAAAACTTTTATCCATGTTGACATAGACAACAAAGACAAGCCAAGTCCATCAATTTGGCTTTACAATTAGAATATTAACCAAATAAATATATTATGAATTTTATTACAGAAAATTGGCTAGAGTTATTAATAGGTCTTATGGCTTTTGCTAAAGTTATAACTAATCTAACTCCAACAGAAAAAGACAACAAAATCTTTGGATGGATAGACACTATTATAGACGCATTAATTCCTAACTATAAAAAGAAAAAATAATGTTTAAAAAGTATATAGCAGAAGCAATTTTAAAAGGAGGTATAAAGCCTATAACTGAATTAATAAAAGCAGTTAAAGAATTATTTACAGACACAAAAGGTAAATGGAGTAGCAAAAGAACTATTAGCGGTGTAATAGTTTTAGCTGCTAGTTTATACATAGAAAAAAATGGTATAGATACAAACTCTTTAATTCTTGTAGGGTTAGGAGTGTTACCATTATGCTTCTCTGTATTTGAAAAAAATACCTGTAATAACTGTGATGTTTGTAAAAAATAATTATCTTTGCAAACAATTTAGATGGGTTAATCCTGTCTGGTTTTCAGTTTACAGTTTATAGTTATCAATAGTGGGATGTTTATAACATCTCACTTTTGGTTTTTAAAGGGGTTGTTTTTTATATACTTTTAGCACAACTAATAAACAATACAATGAAAAAATATGGTAAAAGATTGAGACTTTCTGAAGAGGAGGTTGAAATGATATATGAGAGTAGAGGAGAAAACACATCTATAAATGGTAACTCTGCTCTTGATATACACTTACAAGAAAGAGGCATAGATAAAAAAGATGTAGTATCTGTAAAACATTGGCAGTCTGCTAGTGGAGAATATAGATTTAGTGTAGTTACAAAAGAAGATTTAAGTTTAGACCAAAACCTTTTATTAGAAAACATAAGTAAATTTATAGAAGGACACTCACCTTACTACCCTCCAAAAGAAAGAAAAAATACATATGGCAATCACTTATTAGTAATAAATCCTGCAGACATACATATAGGTAAATATGCAAATGATTTAGAAACTGGTAGTGGTTATGACGTTGAAACTGCTTGTATGCGTGTTTTAGAAGGATTAGAAGGCTTAACAGTAAAGGCAGAAGGGTTTGATGTAGAAAAAATATTATTCTGCATAGGTAATGATGTATTGCACATAGACAATGTTTACAACCAAACTACAAAAGGTACAAGACAAGATGTTGATGGTAAATGGTGGGAACACTTTGAGATTGCCTTAGCATTATATGTTAAGTGTATAGAAATGTTAAGAGAGATAGCACCTGTAGATGTAGTACACTCTATGAGTAACCATGATTATCAAAGTGGCTTTCATTTAGCACACGCACTTAAAAGTTGGTTTAGAAATGACAAAGATGTAAATTTTGATATAAGCGTTTCACATAGAAAGTATTATCAGTATGGTAAAAACCTAATAGGATTTGAACATGGAGATGGTGCAAAGATGGATAAATTACCACTAATTATGGCACAAGAAAGACCGCATATGTGGAGTGAGTCTAAGTTTAGATACTGGTATTTACATCACTTACATCACAAGGTAAAACACAAGTGGTTAGATGGTAAAGACTTTATAGGTGTTACTATAGAGTATATGAGGTCTCCATCAGGCACTGATAGTTGGCACTCAAGAAAAGGTTATGTGGGAGTTCCAAAGGCAGTTGAAGGATTTTTACACGAAAAAACAAGCGGTCAAGTGGCTAGACTTGTGCATTATTTCTAAAAACATCACACAATTTATATCTAGTAAATAAACATTTTGTAAAAAAATGTTAAAAATGTTTTGTGGTTTATTCCAATTTTATATCTTTGTCGCAACTTAAAACTTAAAGACATGAAAAAAGAAAATCCAACGCATATTTTAACTTTGAATGAAATTGATTATGATATGCACCTAAACGAATTTGAAGAAGATAAACTCATAAAGAAACTATTTACACTACCTTACGAGTGGACTTTAAAAAATTTAAAAACACAAGAAAGATGGCTTAATGGAGACTATAATGTTTATAAACAATATACTTCATAAAAAACTAACTAAAAACTAAATAACTATGGGAAAAATGAAACAAATGTATGAACAACAAACAAATATTAATAACTTAAACAACAATGAAATGAGTAGAAAATCAAACAAACAAGAACAAGTAGAAGTAACTCCTGAAACAAGAGAGGATGCTTTAAGAAGATTATTTAAAGAAAACAATCTTGTCAAAGAAGATGTATATAAAGACAAGAGAGGCTTTGTAATTATTACTAGGTCAGGTATAGATAAAATTGTAAGTAAACAAGGAATAACTGTTGCATATGAAGTAGTTACATTAGACTTAGATAAGAATCATGTAGTCTTAAAAGCAGTTGCAACAATGAAGGTTGGTAAGAACGAAATAAGAAATATGATGAGTTTTGGTGAGGCTTCTGACAGTAACTTAATGGGAGGTGGTAAAAAGTTTCCTGTTGCTATGGCTGAGAAGAGAGCAATGTCAAGAGTTGTACTTAAATTGGCTGGTTTCTATGAGCAAGGTAATGTCTTTGGTCAGGATGAGATAGTTGATTAATGAATGATTGGTTAGATGATATACTTGATGGTGAGCCTACTGGTATTACAGATACACAGTGGCTTATCATTGAGTCTAACATTCACAGAACCGCTTTGCCTACACATTATGTAGATGATGTTATGGAAAGATTAAACGACTTAACAGAACTAGAAGCAGAGCAAATAATAAAACAAATAAACGAAAACAAAATAGAAACAGACACTAGAAAGCAATGGTTGAAAATGCTGAAAGATGGAGTGTTTGATAAGTAAAGTTATATGAGTGAAGTTATAATCATTATAAATTATTAACTGAGCGGTTATACTTTGTAAAGATTACGCCCACATTGATAAACAACAATAATTAAAATAAATTAACATAAAAAATTAATTTACAATATGGCTGGGTTCTTCACTCATATAATTTATTAAAGACATGACAAAAAAATATACATTAGATAAAATTAGAAAGTCAAGAAATGAATTTGAAGCACTGCTTAGAATTTATGGAATATCTAATTTAAGGCTTTGTAAAATACTTCAAGTTAATTATGCTACAAGTAAAAAGTTTATAGAAGAACCAACAACTATGAGATTTATACACGCTAAAAGATTAGCAGACAATATTGGTTTGACTATACAAGACATCATTGATACAGTAGTGTACGATATAAACTAAAATAAAAATATGAGAAGAAAAAACTTACGATTTAGCGATTATTATAATACAATAATATTAGACGAAATATCCAAAATTTATGATGTAGAAAAAGATAGAATATTTCTAGGCAGTAGAAAGCAAAATTTTATTCATGCGAAAAGAATGTATTTTTTTGTGTTAAGAAGTGTGTTTAATTTAACTTTGATGGAAATAGCACAAATGACAAATATGCACCATGCTTCTATTATACATCATACAAAAAAGTTTGAGTTTTTTTACAATAATTATTCAGACGATAAAGATGCCTTTAGACAAATAGAAGATAGAATAATAGAGGTAGAAGTAGACGAGGAGATAATGGCCTTAGAAACTAAAAAGAAAAATATAGAAGAATCATTAACTAAATTATACATAATTAAAAAACAAAAACATGAAAGAGAAAAAAGAGAAAATTTATTTGCCAAGTAGTATAAAAAACATTACTACACAATATGGAAGTATGTTAGTAGCAAACTTCAAAGTAGATGACTTACAAGCAAACTCAAAGAATGGCTGGGTGTCTATGGTTATATCTGAGAGAAGAGAACCATCTGAAAAGGGTGCTACTCATTATGCTTATGTAAATGACTACAAGCCACAAGAGAATACTAAACCTGCTGCAAAGAAAACTGCAGATGATGATTTACCATTCTAAAATGCAAAGACCAAACTATTATGCTGTAATAAGTGCTGAGGTTAGATATGATAAAAAACTAACTGCAAATGCTAAGTTACTATATGCTGAGATAACAGCACTCTTAAATATGAATGGAGAATGTTTTGCCACAAACAAATATTTTTCTAAGTTATATGACAAGAGTGTTGTTACTATCAGTAAGTGGATAAGTGAATTAGTTGCAAATGGTTATATATCAACGTATTACACTTACAAAGAGGGTACTAAAGAAATTGATAGGAGGTATATAAGTATTCTTAAAGGGGGTATTAAAGAAAACTTTAAGGAGGGTATTAAAGAAAACTTTAAGGATAATAATACAAGTATTAATAATAATACTACGTATAGTAATAATAAAAGGCGTTTTAAGAAACCAACTGTTGATGAGATTAGTATTTATTGTAAACAAAGAAATAATACAATAGATGCAGAAACTTTTTTTGATTTTTATGAAAGCAAAAATTGGAAAATAGGAAAGTCTGCAATGAAGTGCTGGAAAAGTTGTGTTAGAACTTGGGAAAAAAGACAAACAAAAAATAATAATACAGGTGTCAGTAAAATACATATGCACTTACAAAAAAATATAAACGTAAAAGAAAAACTAAAACAACAATTTAAACAATGAAACTAATAAAAACAATGTCAAGAGAAGATTTGCTTATGGGTGCTGTAGATTTAATTAGCAAAACATATATACAGTTAGGACAAAACAATGTAGAAGAAGATACTATAATGGTTATGTCTCAAAGTTTAGCAGATGATTTATCAAAGACATACAAAAATTTTTACTTTGAAGATGCAGAACAAGCATTTAATTTAGGTATAAGAAATCCACAAAACGATTCTTTTATACACTTAAATGTACCAACATACATGAGATGGTTAAGAAAACATAAGGATTTAATATGGGATGCCAGAGCAAAATTTGATAGAGGTGAAGACCCTAAAACTATACCTCATTATAGACCAGAACCAAAATTATTAAAATAATAATATAAAATTGAAATATTTTTATATATTTGTTAAAATTAAATAAAATGATATACGCAATAACTTGTTTAGGATTTATAGTAATAGTAATATTTTTTGCTGCTGTTATGATAGATATGAAAGTAAAAGAATACAGTAGAGAAGAATTTAAAAGAAACCTAACTAAGCATGAAACAAGAACAGGCGCATTGCTTAATGATAGAAAAAATGGAAGAAAAAGAAAGTCATAGTAAATATTATTACGAAAAAGACAGAAATGGCTATGTGTCAAACTCTACTATAGAAGAAATAGATTACAGTAAAGACAAGACACCAAACTATTATATTGGTAATGTTTATGGATATGAAGCAAGAAAAGTTGTAGAAGATTTTGATTTATCATACAATGTAGGAACTGCTGTTACTTATCTTCTTAGAGCAAAAAGAAAACACTCTACAAGTGTTGACTGTATACAAAAAGCAATCAACCATTTAGAGTTTGAGTTAGATAAAATTAAAAATGAAAAAACCAATATTTAGAGTATTTGTATCTTATCAAATAAAAAAGAAAAATGCAGTAACCAGAAGAGCAACTATTGGTACTTTAGATACTTTTGCACTAACATCTGATATTGAAGAAATAAAAAACGACCAAATCATCTTAGACAGAATCTGTTACATCAACAAGAAAAAACACGACAAGGTTGATGTTCTAATTACAAATGTAGAAATAGAAGGACAGTATGGCGAAACAATAGATAGATTTGATGATGAATAAAACAAAGTATTATGCCAAAGATTAGAAAAATAAAAATAGAAGATAGAAAAGATTTAAGAGGTGGTGGATATGCTAGAAGAAAATTTAGCATACAAGAAGCAGATGATATAAGAAAAGAATACAATACCTCAACACAAAAGATAACTATCTCATCATTAGCGAGAAAGTACAAGGTATCTCAACCTCTAATGTATCAATTAATAAAAGGAACTACTTATACTGATGGAGGGGGCATATAGGGGGGTCATAGGGGGGCAGGGGGTGCTATGAAAAAAGAAGCAGCAGTCCAGTCATCTTTTTGTACTTATATGAAGTATACATATCCTGATATAAGATACTGTGCATCACTAGGCGGTATTAGAACATCTATGAAACAAGCAATACTAGCAAAGAAGACAGGCTATGTAAAAGGCTTTCCAGATATGCAGATACTTAAAGTAAACAGTAAGTATGCAGGTTTATTCTTAGAAATAAAAGCAGACAAGAAAAGCTATCCAACTAAAGAACAGAAAGAGTGGGTAGCATATCTTAATGAAGCAGGTTACTATGCTAAGGTCGTTAAAGGCCTAGACGAATGTATGGATGTACTTGACTGGTACATGAAAATAAAATAATTCAAAATATTTTTTAAAATTTTTTTTTTATCACGAAACTGCTCGGTGAAACTGCTGGGTGAAACTGCCAGTGAAACTGCTGGGTCTGCTATAACACGTGCCTACACGCGTACACACGCGTTCTTTATATACAAAAGGTTGATTATCAGTTATTTAGAATGATTATAAATTAGCATATTTTATAAATATTTTAACATTTTTTGTTTTATTGTGTAAAAGTTTTATATATTTGCATTGTCAATAATTAAAAGACAATAAAACGAAATAAACTAAAAACTAAAAAAATGATTAAAACAATAGAAAGACAAAATCAAAAGATAGAGTGCGGATTAACTTTAAGCGATGGCGGTATAAATCCAAAATTTACACTTAGAACCAACACAAAAGGATATATTAATTATTATGAAATAACTGCACAGGTGTGCGGTTTAAATGATTGTAAAGAAAGTGCATTATATTTTATTGCTCATGGCGTAGAAAATATGAACGAAAATAAAACAACAAATGAAGAAACTTTAATTGATAGTGCTGTAATTGATATATTTGAAGAATTAACGCAGGCGTAATACTGATGAGCCTAGAAGGGCGAAACTAGAGATTTTTTCTCTAGTCTATTACTAGCGAAACAAAACGCAATAAAACGAAATTAACTAAAAACTATAAAAATGAAAACAAAAGAACAAACAATCAAATTAATAAATGTCGTACTAAATCAATCAACAAAAAAAGACATACAAATATTTATAAACCAACTAGATGAAATGATTTTAATACCTATACAAAACGCCTTAAATTTAAACAAAGAAGAATTAAAAGAAGTAAGAAAAACAGCGTTAAAAATTATGAATAAAAAAACTATAAAAAATGTATAAAATAATTAATAAAGAAACAGGCAAAAA